TCCTATTCTAGCTTTCAACATAGGTTCAGCTGTTGTAGTGAGTTTGAGATCTTTGATCAAATCTCTGACAATAAATCTATTAGACTGGAAATCTTTCATATTTTTGACTTTGATTAATCTCAAATTGTGATCAACCAAACTAAATACTACTGGCATTTCATCAATGAATCCAGTAAATTCTCCATTTCCTGTATATTTTTGTTTATCAACATCAAAGATTTGTCTTTCAGTAAATCTTCCATACACTCCTCCTTTTAGTTCAGGTAGAATTTCAGCAAAAAGCTTTCTTTTACCACTTGACAGTGTTATTAATGATTTAGTTTCTTCGTCAAGGTTAATGCTGGTCCAACTAGCAAACACCATCATAATAATGAGATTTACAAACTTTTCCCCAAAAGTAGGTTTAGTATGTATTCTTCTTAGCAAATTCATTCTCTCAGAATGTGTTTCTAAACTTTCCAGAATGATATTTAATTTTCTCCAGACACTTGCAGGTGATTCAGAAATGATCTTTAAATCTCTTCTAACATTTACTAAAATATCATGATCTCTTGAAACATTTGATGTTTGAACATTGGATCCTGCTTCTAATTTACCACTTAAATCATAACCATTTTTGACTATGGATGCAATAGTTGATTTCAAATCATTTTTCCTTCTTCCTCGTGTCAAAACCTTGAATGATCTTTTGCTAGGATTCATACTAGTAATAAATTCATAAAGAGAAATATCAGATTTCATAGGTCCTCTTTCTAATGTTGTAGTGTAACTTTCAGACAACCATGGGAACATTGTAGTCCAAACTTCCCATGAATATTCCAAGATAGAATTAGGACTCTTCTTTCCCATCCATGGAAACCATTTCCATTTGCAACACTCTACTAGAGTTGCAGGAGCTAACACAGCAACTTTAGGAATTGACATTACAATGAATCTGTTCACTTGATTTGTATTCCCCTCTATAAGCCTCATTTTCATAGAGTTTGTAACTATTTCAGTGATGTCATCATAAAATAATCGTGAAGGGAACATTATACTTAACTCCTGCTCTGAAAACATCTTATCAGAAATTTGGAAATCATTTAATATACCTATTAAGCTTTGTTTTTCAATCTTTATTTCTGAGGTGAATTGATTTATTTTCCTGGTGACACAAGGGAATGTTAAAGCATATACTGAAGATGCAAACAACTTATTGGTTGACAAGAAACTGAATGCATCTGCACTAGATGGAGTATGAGCTTTCTTCATGATTCTAATCAAAACTTCTTCATCATCCATTGGTTTTCTGTATAAGATAGAGGGATCTTCTTTTATTCTTTCTCGCCAATCAAGAGTTACAGTTTTCTGGATTGCTTTTAAGAAGTCATTATATCGAGTGGCCTGTCCTAATAACAAGTATGTTTTAATACTTGCTAAACCATTTTCATTGAATTCTAAATCATCCTTAGCATAATTCATATACTCTGATCGAGAATACAAATTAGAATTTTTGCAAGCCATGTAATGTGTGTAATCAAAACCAAAAATTCCATTGATGACATCAGGTTCTTTTAAGAAATATCCATAACACACAGTTGGTTTTTGTATGATCAGATTTTTGAACTCATTAAATTGTCTAATACCAGTAGCTCCTAATGTTATATAGTGCAGAGAAAACTGACACTCTTGAACAATCGCTGCTGATAATTGTGAAGATCCATTTTCAACCATTTGTTTCCTTAAATCATACAATGTGTTAATTTTATTGTAAAAGTTTGATAAAGGTTTCAGGCATGTTGCTCCATAAAAGAACTTTATTTTTGGAGATAAAATTGTATTTGAAAGGATCCAAGTTGAATTGAACTCTTCGATGTAATTGAGTGATGCAATTGTAGATTTTTCTTCTGACTGTTTAATAGTCAATAGTTTCATCATTCTTTCCTCTAGTAAAGACAATCTAGTTAATGTGAATGCAAAGAATTTCTTCATGTAACTTCTAAGCATTGTTCTAGCTCTATCTATATCCTGAACAGTCTCATATTCTTTATAATCCATTTGACTGATCTCTTCTTTTATCTTTTGCATCTTCTTAAGTGTTTCTGAGATTTTGTTTTTTGGCATGTTTGGACTACTTGATTTTTGTATCATTTGAGCAATTCTTTTGAGTATAGTAAATATCATTGAATCAGGAATTGATTTATGATTGAAAATTAAACTTCTAACTGTGGAGAAATCATCTGATGAAACCTTGTCTGTCCTTTTGAATGCAAATGAGCTGGATGGCACAACTTTTATCAATTCTTGGAAAACTAAGTTTTGATTAACTTCTTTCATCAAATATTTCAAACAAGCATGTATTGTTGATGATTGTTCATGCAAAATACCTTGTTCCATGTTGCTCTTATTATGTAGCAATTTTGAATGTTCTTCTAACAAGTCATGTCTATCAACTCTACCCAGAAATTGATCTTTACATTCTTCCATTCCAGGATCCATTGATTTTGTTTTTTGATCCAAAACAAATTTGCTCAACAAAAACGGAGGCAGTTCTAATATTTTGTTCTCGTGCAGATTCAAAATAGCATTCACGATTGACCATAACTCATCATCCATCAATGGTCTAAAGACAGCAGAGAAAACAGGCATGATAAATCTTTGTGCCCAAGTTGTACAATCACCTGAGTCTATCGATGTGACTACATCTCTATCAGGGTCTTTAACTGAAGCTGAAATTTTATCTAGATGTTCAGTGCTTCTCATCAACTTCATGTCTCCTTTTGTCAACATTTCACAATCTAGTTCTCGATTAATGACAGTACATAAAGTTTCAGAAAAACTAATACACAGTCTAGAAAAGACATCTAAAATAAAGATTTCTCTTGTTCCACCTATTTGTTGCTTTCTGAAAAGAATAGCATATGTTCCAGTTAATGATATCAATTTCTTCAAGAGCTCAGGTAAATTTGCAAGAGGACGATTCATATTTTGATATGTCTGCAACACCTCAATCATTCCTTCTAGAACACTGCGCTTCTGACCTTTTTGATCCTTCAATTCCTTGTTAAGAGCCTTTTTAGCTTTTCTTATATCTACCTTTGTCACAACAGCTCTCATAGCAGATCTTTTATAAGTTGCATAATCATCTGCAGTCTTTTTCTTCATTTCATGGAAGAATTTTTCTCTAATTACATCTTTAAAATTATTTCCCAGGTCTTTTGTTAATCTTCTAGCAGCTGCGTGTCCACAGTTTACTGCAAACCTGACTGAAAATTCATGATTCTCATAATCTTCAGATACATCTTCA